AACTCATCTGTTTATTCTTTCCTTAAATCAATCCTAAACTTTGCAATATGAATATTTTAGATGTTCTAGTTGATCTCCTGTCTATTATAGGTATAACAAATTCATAAAAAAAGTCTTGGATTAATCCAGTTCCTGTTGTCAATACTTCTAAAGCTTCCATTTCAGACAATTCCTCTTGCAAGTTTTCTCTAGATCTTGCTTTATAGTCATCTGGTTGGAGATCGAAATTTGCCTCAATTCTAGCTATAACTTCATTGAATATTAATTCTTGATCTATATTCTCAAATCTTAACAATTTTTTGATTCTTTCAAGACTTTTAGCTACAATGATAGATTTGCTTATCGTAGATAGGTATCTATCGATCCTTTGAATTTCAAGTTTAATTGATTTATTCTTTAGAGGGTAGGGTATTTTATAGTCTTCATCGTCTTTAGTTCGGATGGATAAGTCATAGTTCATGGCTTCTATATTTAATAGAGCTATACTATCTTCAGACTCTTCTTCATTGTCATCAACCTTTAATATTAAACTTCCGTCGTCTCTTGTTAAGTCTCCTTCAAAACGGTCTTCTTCGCCTATATCAAAGTCGAAATCCTCATCATCGAAATCTAAAAACCCAGAATCATCAAAGGATTTGGCTGGGATATTCTCATTAATTTCTTCTTCTTCTTTATCTTTATTTTTCTGCTCTTCCGTAAATGGATTAGTGTACTTAAATAATTTTGTAACCTCTTCTATAGGAAACACTCGTGTATTATATCTATCGACTAGTGCTCTTTCGGCTCCCAAGCCCCAATTGCAAGTATATCCCTGAGTGTTCTTAAAGCGAGATATATTGAATAATTTAAATCCTGGAGACCCATTATAAAAGTTTATTTCTACAAGATTATCTGCCATGTCCACTAAATGATGTTTTAGATGCTCATATCTCTCATATCCTTTAATCCTGTTGTATGACAATTTAATATCACCCAAAGATAGATTTAAGTATTTCCTATCAATTGATATATTATTTATATTGAACTTCACCATTAAGTCATAATCATCTACAATATTTATCTCTTTAATTAGTACGTTTTTAATTATAAAGATATCATTTGTCACATCACACCCTTTAATTTTAAAAAGTCTAGGTTCGTCAATTGATACTGTAGCTATATAATTCGCATCTTTCTCTAGATCTTCTGCCGACATTTTAATTAAATCAGATCTGTCTAAAAAATTTCTGTATATATTTACACGAGGATCAAACTGTTGTTTTAGAACATTATATACGCAGAAGAAATTGGTAGGTAACTTGTTTCCGTCTATAATTAATTTCAGATTATCGTCATATCCTATGATTTTAAAGGCTGTTCCCATAAGATTGCAGTTCATTTCTAGTTTTCCTATCCATTTCTTCGTTCGCCTATTTAACGTTTGTTTGGACATATACTTTTTTCTTAGAAAACTTTGAGTAGATAGAAAATGATTTAATAAATCGAAGTTATCTGTAATTATATATTTTATGAGAGATATTAACATCTTGTCTTTAATGTTATGATGCCTTATTTCTGATAACGTTAATGAATTAAGATAATCGGTTAAACATTCAAGTCGGGAATTCATGCTTATTTTGGTTTCCAAAAATATTTTTTTGACGTCAAGCTCTAGTTGAATTGAAATGAAGTTATAGAAGTTTATAATTTCAGTTATTGGATCTTGCTTGAACTCTCTCATCTTCAGTGAATCAAGAGAAAAGCTGAAGCCTGGTAGTGTTCTATATTCAATTATGCTTTTGATGAGTGTATCATTATCATGTGCTCCAATCCTAGGGACGTATGTTATGAGTCCTTTGTAGAACTTCCTTATAGCTCTGTTGCACAAATTTATGTATTGATTATTTTCTTCAAAGTCCACGCCAAATATTTCCTTATATAGATATTTATAATTCAATATATCTGACTCTATGTTCTGATAATCAATATTATCGAGGAATTCTTCAGTCATCTTTCCTAATATAAATACTGATATCATTTCTGGTTTATTCTTGATTGCAATTTTCTCTGATATAGAGATATAGGAAGTTTTGAGAGGCATAAAATTATGTCTTTTTTTCATTTCGTTCAGTTTAATCTTATCAACATATTCAGTAAATTTAATGAATTCATTGTATGAGGGTACAAGATATTTTAGGATGTTTATTCTATCATTCTTTTTCTGTTTTAATGATCTAGCATATATATCGGCTAAAAGTTCCTTAAAAGTCATCCTATCCTTGATATCATCGAGAAAACATACTCTGGATCTCGGAAACGATAGTGATCTTAAGTAAAGTTGAAATCTAGATTGAGATGAATAGGCTTCTTTCATGTTTATCGTTTCTAAGGAACATAATACTCTAATAACATCATTATCCTTTGATACGTGCTTTGACATAGTATATAAGATCTTTTCTATCTTATTCTTAGGGAGTTCGGGCTCATACTTAGATATCAACCTTATTATGCCTTTCTTTAGGACATCTATATCGGTTTTAAATACGTAGCTAAATTTGATTTTTTTTAGTTTATCGTTATAGACTACGTCTTCGTCTAAGTTATCATCTTCCGGCATCAAATAGTCTATCATATGCCTTGATTCAGGATATGTAGAATATATGTAGGCGTTGTTGCTTTGTGTAGAGAAAAAAGATAGAGTTAGTGGATCTAAATGATAGAATCCCCCTAGTTCAATAGGTATAGGAAAATTAAACGGACTTTCATTAATGCCTCCACAATAATTAGAATACAAATCTGATATTATAATGTTTGCTAATGTCATTAATCCGTTACAACAGACTAGACTAGACCCTTGACGAAAGCTGTCCGAGACTCTAGATAGAAGACTATAATAGTCATTTGCATAGTTCGTCATGGGTAAATTTGCAGACATAGTTCCTGTTAATTTAATAGTAGGGTAATACATCGATCCGTTCAATATAAACATTGAAACAAATTCCGCTAGAACAGGCGAAACTAGCGTTTTTGTGGAATCTTTAATATTGAAACTATATCTGATGTCATTCGTAATTCTAAGTATTGTATTAACGTCCTTAGATACTGTTTTGACTACGGAAAAGAAATCATCTGAATGATTAACAAACTCATAAAAAAACTTCGTTGTCATGTGTGGCAGAACACTCTTGATTGCATAAGAACAGACAACGGCTTTAAGAGAAGACATAACATTCAATACTCCTTGGAGGAAATTAAAAGGAAGCATCTCTGATTTAGAGCCGATTTTTTCTTTGATTATATCATTATATAGTAACTCCTTCTGACTCATTTTGTCTAAGATTATATCAGCTATATCAAAAGCTTTCATTCCAAAGAACTCCTTCATAGTATAATTCAAGTCTTTAAAACTTTCATACGTCTCAGAGAGTGACCATTTGGATGAATCCGCATTTAAGAAGAATAATCTGGCATCTTCCATGTTCTCCTGAATAATTGAATTAATTAACTCATCAATTTTACGTAAACGATGATCTGAACTGATAGTTATAAACTCATTTGGTACGAATTTGGCGATGCATTTATACAAGTTTTCAAGATAAAAGTTTCCTACTCTAAAATTTAAAGACATGATGTAAAATTCACGATCTTCCTTTTTCTGTGGTTTAAATGCAACTTTACATAAATATCTGTTCTGGCTTTCTAAGTCCATCATGAGATACTCGCGAATACTAAGAGGTTCAAGAGAGTTCTCTTGTATTTGGAGAAGTATTGAATCTAGAGTTCTAATGTTTTTCTCTCCCTTAAAGGCATTAAATTTCGTTGATGATAGATGTGTTAGAGGCAAATCTAGAATATCTTCAAATTTGTGTATCTCATTTATAATATCAGAGAACTTTGGAAGCAACTCATTATTGCAAAAGCTTTGCATAAAATAATTAGATGTAGTACTAACATAGGAGAAGCTCCTATACTCATCAGATCTGGCGTAATCTATGCATTCAGAATAAGACATTCCAAAAGGAAACTTGGCCATAGTATCAATGTGTCTCTGTCTGTAATCAGATATTAGATTATAAAACTTGAATGAATTGTGATATTTTGATGTGGTATACTTATTAGATAATGATACAATGTACATGTCATGCAACAACTCTTCAACTGAATTTATATAATGAGAACCATATATTGATTGAAAACTATGAAAACTGACTCCGTAAGAGCTAAGTGATCTATTCCTGTCAATATATATTGGGGAGGTAATTCTAATCTTTCTAGATATATCGGAATAGTTTTTGTGACAAGAGCTGTAAGATTTGCTAATGAAAAAAAGATCAGATAATCTGAATAATTGAGGTAATTTCTTATGTATCGTAGACAGATTTCCCATTTGAGCAAAAAGATGACTAATTACATATCTAGTTGTATCTAGCAATACGGATGTATTTTTGAAGGGTGATAATGCTGCAACACCATAATATAGCGGTAGCTCTCCGTTCTTCGAGTCTTGGTTGATGGTAATGCGTTCGAAAAGCGAGCCCGTATAGGAGTAGACACTATCCTTTAAAAAATATAAGTATTTTAAATTTAATCTGAATATATTAGAAACAAGTAAGTTATTAACTTTCTTACATTTCGAACCATACATTAAATTGTTTTCGGAACCGTAGGACAAAAACATAAATGCAGCGTTTCCTTCTTTTAATCGTGTCTTTTTTGAGAAAAACAATACAATTGCGATTTTTAGCTTTCTATCAAAGAAAATTCGGACTTGCTTTGATTTCGTATTTAAATTGTTATACAGAAGTATTCTTTTTGTTAGATTATGAACTAATCTGAGATAAAGATACATTTTTGTTTTTCTGACAGAATTAAATATTGGATAACTAATTAGGTCTAATTGAGCTCTGAACTTAGATCGAAATCTCGATATTTCCGCGTGATCAATATTGGAGCTATGATGTCCACTCATTTTATTGATAAACTGTCTAATTGCTATGATATGTTGAGGGTTATAAAAATTTCGAAAATCTTCGTATTCATCGTATTTATCTTGTATTGCGTCACGAGAAAGATTCTCCTTTCTCTTTAATAATATGTTAGATAATATTTGGTCGTTCTTGACGTCATAATTAATTAAGCATGAGCCTTGCTCATCAAGTTCGGATGCTTTACTAAAGATAGAATATATTGAAGAGATATAAGGGTCATCAGAGGACTTCAATTGATTACACACGATTGTAGGATCTAGTTCTCCATGATCTGAATCAAACGGAAAGTATAGCGAGGGTTTTATTTTTTTTAGAGCACCTCTAGAGGCTCGAGGTATAATAGAAGTAAAGACTTCCTTGGAAACCTCCTCATATCCCGAGGCATAATTACCCCTATAGTAATCAAGAACTTCAGAGAAGGCATTTCCATCAAGGTCAAACGGGTTTGGTCTCATATATTGATATTTTCGACCTTCTCTAAAATAATTTAGTAATGGCGGACCTTGCACTCCTGCTAATGAAAAAGATATTCCCTCGGACATAAGGGCAGATCTAATTGAAGGATCATTAGTAATCATTAAATCATTATCAAATAATAGCATCTCTTCAATAAAGGGCATAGTCCTGGGATAGGAGAATTCTCCGATAGAGCACTCAACGAAGTTCATGACAATCGAGTAATATTGAATATATCGCTCGAGACGATCAATTGAGGATACATATAAATCTTTGGATTCGTCCAAGGATTTAAAATTAGCAGAGAGTTTACGAAAAAATGCAGAAATTTTCATGGC